ACCACGCTGCAATACAACATGCAGCTGAACCGCCTGAGTGAGGTGTATGCCCGCTCGATGGAGGAATACCTGGTGAGCGGCTTTGTCGTCCACCGCAAATGGTACGGCTGGCGTAACGGCAAGATAGACTGCTGGACTGACTATGTGCAGCCCAACAATTTCTTCATCGACTCCAACATGAGGGACTTCCGCAGTTGGGATGTCACCTGCCTGGGTGAGGTGCATGACATCGAATTCGGGCAACTGGTCGCAGCGTTTGCGAAAAGCCCTGCCGACTACCGCCGGTTGCGCGACATCTACCGCAGCGCAAGCCGTCTGCACAACATCACGCAGACCTGCCAGCAGTTCGGCTACAGCAGGCTGGAGAACTACGATTTCCTGTTCACCGCCGACACCACGCGCTGCCGTGTCATCGAGGTGTGGCGCAAGGAGCAGAAACCGCGCTACTTCTGCCACGACTACAACAGCGGCGAAATGTACAAGATAGAGATCGAAGATTATCAGGAAATGGTCGAGGCCGTGAACCAGCGCCGCCTGAAGATGGCTGCTGAAAGCGGGATTCCCGCCGACGATGTGCCGTTGATTGAGGCTGAATGGCGCATCGATGATTTCTGGTACTACTACTACCTGACGCCGTTTGGCGACATCCTGGACGAGGGAGAAACGCCCTACGAACACGGAGAACACCCTTATGTGTTCCGCGCGTTCCCGTTCATTGACGGCGAGATACATTCCTTTGTCGCTGATGTCATCGACCAGCAAAGGTATGTCAACCGTCTGGTGACGATGCAGGACTGGATCATGAGAGCATCGGCAAAAGGCGTGCTGATGGTTCCGCGTTCGGCGTTGGGCGACAATGACCCCAACGAGTTTGCCGAAGCGTGGTCGAGTGTTGATGGTGTGATTTTCTATGAAGCCAAACCGGGCGTCCCCGCACCCACGCAGGTAGCCGCCAACAGTGTCAACATCGGCATCAACGAATTATTGAACATCCAACTGAAATTCTTTGAGGATATATCTGGTGTGCATGGCGCATTGCAGGGTCGCTCCGGCAACAGCGGAACGAGCGGCACGCTCTACGCCCAGCAGGCGCAGAATGCCGCCACCAGTCTGCTCGACCTGCTGGATTCGTTCAGCAACTTTGAGCGCGATGCCGCCTACAAAGACGTGAAGAACATCCAGCAGTTCTATGATGACCGCCGCTATCGCGAGATTGCGGGCAGTGTTCCCAAGAACATCGGTGATGCCGAGTGGGATATCGCCATTGAGCAGAGTACCACAACACCCGCATACCGTCAATGGGCCAACGAGGTGCTGATGCAACTGTACCAGTTATCTGGTGGACAAATCCCCTGGCGCACGCTGCTTGAGGTGGGTGATTTCCCGTATGCCGACAAGCTGCTGCAAAGCGTGGACTCGATGAACGAGCAGATGCAGCAGGGGCAAGTGCCGCAGCAGGGTATCGACCCGATGTTGATGCAGCAGGTTCAGGATCGCGCCGATGCCGGTGCGGTGCAGCGGGCGCAGGAAATGTTGCGGGGTGGTGGCGCAGCAGCATAGCCGCTGCCCACAGGACACGACGATACATGCCGCGGCAAAGCCGCGACACAGTGAACCAAATGGAGGCGCAAGATATTGCGTCTCTACTTTTTTCTCTTTTTCATTTCATGGATGGCGTCTACCCAGGAAAGATACTGCTTGCGCTTGATGGCGATGATTTCGGGGATGATGCAGCCGTGGCCGTCCTTGAAGGGCGTGAAATAGAAACATTCGTTCAGGGCGTCCTGGGTGGTGGCATTCTTATTGATGTAGCCCTTGCGTTTCATGCCGCGGTAGTTTTTCTTGTCGGTGACGATGAGTTTGCCGTCGGCTGTGCCGAGGACGTAGAAACGGCCACCGCCGCGGGAGTGGGCGTCATCTGCTTTACGGATGGCCTCGCGCAGGGCGAGGTAGGCTTTGAATCTTCTATACAATTTCATGACGTTATCTTATTATGGGCCGCGGCAAAGCCGCGACACGGTGAACTGTTTATATTGTGGCGGCGGTGACCGGGTCGCTGCCTTGCTGGGGTTGCTTTCTCTTGCGGATGCGTGGGCGGTCCATCTCAAACAGGCAGACCCACATACCGATGGCGCGTGTCATCAGGATATCGTCGTGGAATCCGGCGGGTGCTTCAAACACTCCTTTCTCGTTCTGGATATAGACCATGTACTCTTCCAGGCAACGCTCGTCGCGCTCAGTATAAAGGCCCTCGCGTACCACCGTCTGCAAGTTCACGATGATGTCGCCCTTGGTTTTCACGTTGGTATGGAAACCGTACTTGACCGGCGGCTTTTCCTTTACATCGGCATTTGCGTTTTCGGTTTTGCGGGCATAGAGGTTGTCGTAGACGTCGCGCACCAGGGTTAGGATATACTCGGCTTCGCTGCGGGTGTTGTTCGTCTCCAGCGTGTTGCTCTCGATGACCAGCAGGGCGTGGTTGTAGTACTCGGCAACCTGTGCCGCCTTCCATGCAAGTTTGTCCATTTCGATGTGTCCGCGCCACTGTGCGACCACCGTAGGGTTGCCGCCCTCTATCATCCAAAGGCGGTCAAATACCGTGATGACGGAATAGTCGGCCTTTGCTGTCAAACCCTTGCATACGTCGACCACTACCAGGTAGCGGTCGGTCACGCGCTCCTGTTCATCGTCAGGCTCGACATCGTCCCACACCCACAGGCTGCCGTGCTGTTCCTTGATGATACGCAACCCGTCCAGACATCCCTCGCCCTCGTTGCGCGCGCCGTAGATGTCTCCCTTGAACCTTGGCGGCTTGCAGGTCGCCTTCAACCGTTCCACGTCCTCGTCATCGAAGACTTTGCGCCCGCTGAACGTGAACGCCTCGATATCGTCGCTGGGATACTCGCTTGCCATGACCGCATGCTCATCCTTGCCGCTGCGCTCGGTGACATACCAATGCAGCCCCTCCAACGTAGCACCCATGTTCCACAGCCGCCACAGGTAGGTACCCGGTTCCTCGCGGTTGGATTTTACCTCGGCATTGCTGCGGTTGTCATAGAGGTGCTGGGCGAATTCTGCCCGCTCCTGTCCGTTCTCAAAGTCCAGGCGGTAGAGGTCGATGTCGATCCATGAAACAAAGACCGCATCGAACTGCGACTTGCCGTCCTTTGCCGCCTGGTATTCCCTATGGAAGAAATTGCCGCTGCCCTTTGCCGTGGACTCATAGACAATCATCGTGTATGGGATTGTAGGGATACCGGATACTGAACCCACCACATCGTCAGGTGTCTTGCTGTCGGTGGGTTTCCACAGTCCCACCTCTGAGCAATGCACCAGCGCGTAAGCGCCGCCACGCACCGCATCGGGCGCTTCATAGGACGCGATGGTGATTGTGCAGTCGCGCTGGGGGATGCGCTTGAAATCGCCAGAAAGGCCGACGTTCGTCATCTTGGGTTCTCCAGGGTCGAACTGCTCACCGGGTTCATGGAGCATTTCGACAGGGTAGGATTTCAATGCGCGGTCGAACATGTCCTTGATGGCGAACGAAGTCTTTTTGGTCTGGGATATGATGGCGCTGTTGAGGCCCACCTTGTGGACCAGTTGCAACCATGCCATATAAAGCTGCGATGTTGTTGAGCCGCCCCATTGTCGCGCCTTCAACAGGATGAAACGGATGGGTTTGCCAGCAAGCCTTTTCTCTTCCAGTCGCTCCACGAACTTGCGCTGCGGACGCGTCAGGCGGAAAAGGATTTCGCCCTCGCCCGGCGTCTTGGACTGGATTTTGACCAGCGTTGCCGCCCAGTAGGGGAAATCATGGCGATTGCGTACACGGTTGAACATATCCACCACCACCTCGCGCTGCCGCGGTGTGTCCTCGGCTTTGAGTTCCCTTGTGATAAAGTCTTTTAGTGACCCCGCCTTGATGAGTTTCTTGACCAGCGGATTCTTGAGCATCGCCAGCGGCAACCACATCGTTTCGTATGGAAAGCCTTTAATCGTGACCTCCTTGCGTTTGCCGACGCTGCCCTCTCCGGTCACGGGGTTGAACTTGGTGCTGATGGCCTCGTTGCGACGGTCGTTCTCGTCGAGGATAGCCTGAACTTGCCGCGGCAAAGCCGCGACACAGGGAACCGTGCTGGCGGTTTTCTTGCTACTTACTTTTCTTTTTGCCATAGCAGCGGACTTGTTAGCGTGCCGACGGCAAGGCCGACAGCGTAGCAGTAGACATGGACCATCGCGGCGACACCAGGCAGCAGGAAACCAGCAACCAGGAACGCCGCCGCCCACGACATGAACATCACCTTGCGGCGCACGACAAAGAACGTCATGCCCATCAAGGCGAAGCAGACGCCAGACATGCCGACGACTGGAGTTGCCGACAAGAAGCATGCAGGTATTGACACGGCGATAGCAAATGCCAGCGCAATCTTTTTCCAGTGCAGGTCGTAGTAGAATACCAGGGTGATGAGAGCCCAGGCGTTACAGAGGGCATGCAGGATATTGACATGGAAGATGGGGTAGGACAGCCTTGCCAGCCATGAGCAGCCGATGCTGATGCCATCGCCGTCGAAGGGTGACATCACCAGTGCCGCCACGCCTATAGCCAGCGCGGTCCATTTAGTCCCTGTGTTAGTGTAGATATCCATTGTCCTTTTATTGCCGCAACGGAGTTGCGACACGGTTAACCTTTCTTCTTGTTCTGCTTTTTGATTTTGTGGATGATGATTTTGGCGCTGCCGGGCGTGAGGTAGAATTTGGGGGCTGGGGTGAGAACGACGATTTCGGCAAGGTGGGAAAGCGGCAGGTTTGGATACATGCTCCGCATTTCCTGGACGCGTTTGTAGATTTCGCCGTACATCTCCCGTTTGAGCGGTCCCATCTCATCCAGCGGGTCGCCCCTGTCCATCCGTGCGATGATGATTGCCGCACGCTCGCTGCTGACCCAAAATCGTGCTGACGGAGAGTTGACCACACGGCGCATCAGGTCAGGCAGATAGATGTTGCCCGCCTTCTGCATTTCGTTGCGGTACGCGCGCATCAGGTCGCTGTTGCGCTGGTGTTCGTGAGTCGATTTGTTGCCACGGTGTTTCATCAACACAAATTTAATGCGGTCGGTTAATAAATAAAAACGGCAGGCAGCGCAAAGGGTTTAGATTTGCACATAATTCTCTAAGACAAATTAACTATGGAAATGAACGATACTAACACTCAAGCCGTTAAGAGCAAGCGCGATGCGATGCGCGAGCGACTGAGCAGCCGCTATCCAGACCTGAACATGGATGACGACGAGGCCGTTGCAGGTCGAATTAACGATGATTACGATGATTACGACCGCCAGTTGAACGACTACAAGGGTCGCGAGGAAGCGTTGTCGAACATGTTCAATGCCGACCCGCGCAGTGCCAATTTCATCGCCAACTGGCATAACGGCAGCGACCCCGCCGTGGAATTGGTAAGACAGTTCGGCACTGACATCAAGGACGCCATCGATGACCCTGACCGCCAGGAGCAGATTGCCGCAGCCAACAAGGAATATGTCGAGCGCGTCGCCAAGAGCAAGGAACTGGAGGAGCAGTATGCCGCCAACATCGAAGAGTCGCTTGCCACGCTCGACGCATTCCAGAGCGAGAACGGCCTGGATGACGCCAAGACCGACCAGGTGATGGAGTTTTTACAGAACGTGATGCAGGACGCGCTGGTTGGCAAGTTCTCGCGCGAGAGCATGGAAATGGCGCTGAAAGCCATTGACCATGACAATGATGTTGCTGTTGCCGAGCAGGATGCCGAGGTGCGCGGTCGCAATGCCAAGATTACCGAGAAGCTGCGCCAGCGCAACGCCGGTGACGGTACTGCCGCCCTGCAAGGCAAGAACAACAACGGCACGCGCCCCGCCGGTCCCGACCTGGGCGCGCTGAACCGATTTGGAGGGAATGATGATATCTTCTCGCGTGGCGGGGAGAAGCGCATCAAGAGAAATTAACCGACGCAAAGCGCCGGTCCGCAGGACAACATGATTCATAACAATATTCACAATTTAATGTTTTCATAAGATGAAGAAGTTTTTTAAGTTTTTCAGCATGATGGTGCTTGCCGTCCTTACCATTGTGACGGGAGCATCCAGCGGCGTCATGATGGCCAACGTGGTTGACCTGCCTGATGCCGGCAAGAGTGCTGGCGGTGAAGGCGGCGACATCGCCACCACCAACAGCAACAGCGCCGTTAACGGCAAGTGGGGTCCCGATGGTATCGCCACCGAAACAAAGGGTCGCGAGATTACTGAAGGTGACAACAACCCTGAGTATTACAGCCAGGACGTAGACAAGCGCATCACCAAGATTCGCCCGATGGCAACGCCTATCGACCAGATTTCGCGTTATGCCAAGGCACAGCCCAGCGATTCATTCGAGGTGAAGTATTACAGTGTCGGCACACGTCCCATCACCACCACGCTTGCAGCAAACGTAAGCGCCATGACGGGTTCTGCTACCAGTGTTGCCATTACGGTCAACGACCCCAACATGTTCACCCTGGATGACACAATCCGCGTGGTTGACAAAACCGGTGCTTTAAAGGCCAAAACAAAAGCCGATGGCACTGCGTACACCCAAAACGACACCAACGTACCCGACCTGGTACTGTGCGTTTGCGGTCGCGACAGCAATGGCAATCCTCTTGTTTATGCGGTTAACGGTACTGCCAACACAGCAGGCCAGACCATTCTCGTTCCCGCTCTTACTGCTGCTAATTTGACACTTGTCCGCATGGGTAAAGCCTGCGGTGAGTTGGACGTGCAGACCGGCCGTTTCAACAACATTCCCACTGCTGAAGTTCAATTCTGTCAGAACTTTATGATCCAGATTGAACAGTCTACATTTGACCGCATCGCTGCCAAGGAGGTAGACTGGAGCTTCAGCGACCTTGAGGAAGACGGCATCTACGACATGCGCCTTGCCCAGGAAAATACTTACCTGTGGGGCGTTAAGCGCAAAATCAACCACGTCACCAAGGACGGCATGGCCACCTGGTTCACCGGCGGTATCTGGTGGATGGCAGGTCAGGACATCGAGGTAGGTCATTGGGATTCAACCGTAGGTACCAGCGGTGCTGCTGTCATCAGTGACGATGACCTGGTTGACATGGCCAAGGACTTGTTCGTAGGCACCGGTATCGGCAACAAGCGCAAGATTTTGTTTGCTGGCAGTGATATGGTTGCCGCCTTCAGCAAGATCAAGAGCGAAAAGTTCCGCCTGAAGGACACCGTGGAAATCTGGAATCTCAAGTTTAAGTCGTGGGATACCGACTTCGGCGAGATATTGATGATGCATCATGAGCTGTTTGACTACAACGGCATGTCCGATTGTGGCTTCGCTCTCGACCCTGAGTATCTCACCAAGAAGACCCATGTATCCTGGTCGCGCAACATCCTCGACCTGAAGAAAGCCGGTGTACGCAACACCGATGCCGTGGTGATGCAGGAGGTTGCCTGCCTCTATCTGCGCTATGCCAAGGCCCATGCCCGCATGAAACTTGCTACCGCACCTGCAAACTCAGGCAGCGGCAGCTGATATACTTAAATGATCTCTAATTCGCAGGGCGGGCCGCAACGCCCGTCCTGCTTCTTTTAAAAGCAGGACACAATGACAAAGAGATATACATCATCGGCGCGAGTCGTTATCGGCGTCATCACCGAGGACGGAGGTTATACGCGCATCGCGTTCCATCCGCTGACCGGCGGAGGCAGCTACTTTGAGACAAGTGACGAAAAGTTGCAGCGCGCCATTGAAAGGAATTCGGGTTACCGCAGGTCGTTTATCGGCCGTGAGGTAGAGGAGCAGGTCGCGCCCGCACCGGTCATCGAGGAAGAGCCGAAGGGACCGAAACAGGTCAATGTGGCAAGCCTTGACGATGCCAAGGACTATCTGGCTGAGAAGTTCGGCTACAGCCGCACGAAGCTGCGTAGTAAGGCCGCCATCCTTGCAGCCGCCGAAGAGAGTGGGATTGAGTTTATCGGCATTTAATACACGATGATTTCGTGTAATACAACAACAGCACAGATATGACACAATACTTGGTTGATGACTTGATAACGGCGGCAAAGGTCGCCATTGATGAGAACGTGAGCAGCGCACCGTTGGCGGCGCTGGGCGACGTGGACACGCTGACCGTTGACGAGATACTCCGCAGCAAGGTTGAAGATGCAGCCAGGCTCGTCGAGGAAGGCGCGGCGCATCACCTGTTGGATGCTGGCAAGCCATTCGGTGACAGCATCGAGTGGGAGAGCCAGGAAGGTTACGGCGCCGGCCGTGTCAACCTGCCTGACGACTTCATGCGCCTGGTCACGTTCCGTATGAGTGACTGGTACAAGTCCGTCACCGAAGCCATCACCGAGGAACACCCGCTTTACTTGCAGCAGTCGAGCCGCTATGCTGGTGTGCGCGGCAACCCGCAGCGCCCCGTCGTTGCGGTCGTACATGATGCATCGCGACAGGTGCTGGAGTTTTATTCTTGCCAGGCTGGCCCAGGCGTGTGTGTACGGACGGCGCGTTACCTGCCGCTACCAAAGATATACAAAGACGGCGGAAAGGAATATATTGACCTGTGCGCTAAATTGGAGCGTTCCGTTGTGTATAGGCTGGCGAGCATGGCGTGCGCTATCATCGGCGCGAGTGAACTGGCGGCACTGCTGCTGGGAATGAGTAATGAACTGGCGGGGATTGTTACGGGTTAACAACCCGTAATACTTAACAACACTGACAATACTTTTCAAGACATCAAAATGGGATTTATCAGATATAATAACCTGGGTAAGTTTGGTGACGTGTCGGCCGTTTGGGACAAACATCCCGAAGGCGGGCGCGAGGGTGATTATGTGACCATAGGGAATGCGACATACTATTGGGACAACCATTCCCGTAACTGGATTGCCAGCGGCGCCCCAGGTGGCGGCACAGCGCAAGGCATGGCCGTTGAGGGCGACCTGAATGTAGGCGGCGACCTGAATGTGGGTGGTGATGCTGCTATCGGCGGCACGCTGACCGTCGGCGATATCCGCATTGCTGGCAACAACGAGCGTTTCCGTGGTCAGTCCGCATTCCGCATCCAGGTGTTTACCCGCGCCGATGAAAAGCCAGACACACCCGAAGGTGGCCAGTATAGCGACCCGATGCCCAACGGCGTCGTGTGGAGTGAAGGCGTACCGCCAGGTAATAAGCCCATTTGGATGTCATCGCGTACATACACCAGTGACGGCGAGTCGCCCCAAGACGATTGGTCTGACCCGCTGATGCTCGTCGACAGCGACGACTTTGATGTCGAGTTCAGCCCCAACGCATTGGATGACAAGCCCACCGAGCCTTCATCCAACAACCTTGGCACGATATGGTTTGACCCCGTGAAACATCCCTGGGCTGCATGGCAGAATATGAACTGGGTAGCCATGCGAAACAAGGTTGTCAACCGCCAGGGGCAGGTCGTGTGGGGAACATGGACGATAATGCCCACCAAGGGCGCGCGCGGCGCTGATGGAGACAGTTACGAAAACGTGTTCTACCGCACGGGCAAGAAAGTCACTCCCATTCCCAGCATCACCAACAACAGCGACACATTCCAGTCGCCCGACTATTGCCCTGGTGTGTCCAACAAGACGCAGTGCGACGGCGACGGCAACAGTTTTACCGACAACCCAAGGGGTGTTAGCGAGCGTTACCCATATGAATGGATGATGCAGCGCCGCAAGCGCAACGGACTGTGGCAGGCATTCTCTATTCCTCCAGTACTGTTCGCGACCTACAGCAAGGAACACACCATTGCCATTGATGACGAGACGGGCTGTTGGATCATCGACGGCGAGTTGACCGACAAGCAGGCAGTGGGCAAAGGTGTAGCGGTAAAAGGCAGCGTGGCTTTCTACAGCACAGAATCCACAGGCTGGACATCAGGAGCATCGACGCTGGAAGATATCACCGAGCCTGAATTGGGTGACAGTTATGTGGTGGAAGATGACGGACACCTGTACTTGTGCGTCGCCACCAGCGGCACACTGGGCGAAATGTGGCACGACCTGGGCGAGTTCAAGGGTGCGAAAGGCGATGACGGTCATAGCCAGTTCCTGTACCTTGCCTGGGCTGACGATGTCCATTTCGCTGACAACCCGCAGCAATTCCTGTACCAGAGGGGATACACTACCGACCCAACCGTCGGCAGGAACTATCCGTGGATGGGAATTCTCGTTTCTGACATCGAGATACGGGACATCAGCGACAACAGTCACGCAAGCGAATTCAAGTGGAACTACCTGCCTGGCCGCGACGGCACGGACTACGAACACGTCTATATCAGGACAAAGGTTGACATCGCGCCTACCATTGACCCGCAGGAGACTGGCGCGCAAGGATACCAAGACCCAGAGTACAGGCCCAATGTCTTTAACATACGCAGGTACATCTATGTGGAGGGCGGCGAGGATAACACGATTGAGTCCAACCAGTTCACAGACGATCCCAACGGCATCAGCGAGGAATGGCCCTACGAATGGCAGTCGCGGCGCGAGAAGATTGGCGGCAGTTGGCAGGCTTTCCAGTCGCCAGCAATCCTGCACCGCAACTGGGCCGAGAAGGGCGACAAGGGCGATGACGGCGCTGGACAGTCGTATATCGAGGCCACACCAGACGACATCGTCGTTGACTGCGGGCCAGACGGCAAGCCCAAGGCTGGCGCCACACGCCAATTCGACATCACAGCAAAACTGCTTTGGGGTGATTACGTCTGCCAGGAGTTGGACAGCCAGGCTGGCAATGAGATAACCAGCAACAGGGGAACTGTCTCCAACATCGTCATCGGCGATAAAACCGCATCGTTCAGGATAACATTCCCGACAAATGTTGCAATCACATCAGGCGCAATCACAATCAGGCTTTATGGCCTTGATGCCGACGATGTGCAGCATACCGCGGTGAAGACGATTCCCATTAGGGCCAACACCCAGGGCGCTACTGGCGAGAAAGGCGCTAACGGCGCGGTTATGCGATTCCGCGGCATGTGGAACGACGAACAAGACACCGAATATGTCTGGAACGAGAACTACCGCGACTGTGTTAAGTATGGCAACGGGTACTACATGGTTGCTACCTATGGCGCAACGATTGATTACCATGAAGTGCCTGGCGGCTCTACCGAATGGGTATACATGGGTGCATCGTTGAAGTTCTTTGCCAGTGAACTGCTGTTGGCGGAGAATGCGGCAATCGAAATGATGTCCACCAACAAGATCATCTTCAAGGATGCGGGCGGCGACAAGACCGCAGGCATCAATGAGGACCAGCACGGCTCTTATGTCATCTACTATCCCAGCGGGCGCAAACGCTATGTGATGCACTACACTGGCTGGAACATATATTACAACGACGACGAAGAGAATACCGAGGCATGGCGCATCGGCAACAGCGGCGAGATTGTAAGGCCCTCTGGCGCGTACTGGAGCAGCATACTGCTGTATAGGCTTGGCACTACAGAGCCTGGGAGCAACAGTTTTGCTGGCGATGATGAATACCAGTTGGACACCTACCCGCGCTATTTCAATACTGGCGACCCGACCAACGACGGCAAGATATTCGTCGTTGGCACCACGCCGAGCGGCAACACGGACAACAAGACCGTTGTACCCGATGGCTACTACACCGACATGGGACAGCCTGAAATGAACCAGGCGTCGGTGTCCAGCGACAAGTGGATGTTGCAGGTACACCAGATTGTCGGCGGTAAAATCACAAGAACATTCACAATCGAGACTAACCTGGCAACGTCATGACGAGAGACAACAAAGACAATATCACTGTGTGCAGCGCGATAGCCATGCTGATTTTCGGCACCGTGCTGACTACGATAGGTTTCTTCCTGGAGCCTATGGGTGAGGTACACGACTCAGTGCTGTGGGTATTGGGCCAGTGCTTCATCTATGCTGGCGGTGCGTTGGGTATCGCAAACTACTCGCGCAGCGTCGCCAAACAAGAGATTGACGACTACATGAGGCGGCATCACCCGCCGCGTCACGGCCACGACATGGACGAGCAGGAAGGCGAATACAACGACGGCGATGCTGTCGCCCACGAAACAGAGGAGGACGAGGAATAATGGAACTTAGGCTGAGACGCACGGCAAAGAGGGACAAGTACACCATTGGCCACCTGTACCGCAAGGACAAGCAGAATGGTCAGTGGCTGTACATCTGTGACACCATCGAAGATAAAGACCGCGGACTCGACCAGAGTATGACGGAGGCGAACATCGCGCGCATCAAGGTTAAGCACCAGACCGCTATCCCGACCGGCCGATATGAGATTGTCAAGGACGTGGTTAGTGCTACATTCGTAAAGAAGCCAAAGTACAAGGCGCTCAATGGCGGTCGCCTGCCTCGGCTTAAATACGTCAAGGGTTTCAGCGGCATCCTGATGCATGCTGGCGTTGACCAAGACAGTTCATCGGGCTGCATTGTTGTCGGCGAAAATAAGTTGGTGGGGAAAGTCATCAACTCCTGGAATACCTATGTGAGGATTGACAACATGATTGAGCAGGCAATCAGGCGTGGTGAGAGGGTGTTTATCGACGTGGTCGGTTAACGGATAAAACTGTGGTCAATAATTGAACGGGTAACTTTGTCGAACGATGCGCGTTGACAACGCGCAATACTGAACAACACTGACAATGGCAACGATAACAGTTAACATAAAGATCAGCAAGGCGCGCGTGCTGGACGAGGCGGTGAAGACTACCGCTTACATCGGCAAGAAGGCGGCGAGCGCCGAAGACCCTGGCACCTATGAGCGCGTGGCCGCGATTGACGCCAACCGCGAACAACTCGACCGCTACTGGATGGAAGCGTGCAGTGACGCGTCGATGCTGCTTGACCACTGGATGCTGAATGTGTCCAGCCAGGTGCTGTCGCATCACCCTGAACTGGACCGCGACTATACGGCGACACTGAACATGCCGACGAACTGGCCAAGCCAATATCAGAGTACCTTACAAGACCTGCTGATGAGTTACCTGGTGAATAGCATCGTTGCCAAGTGGCTGCTGCTCACCTTGCCGTCGCAGGTCGAGGCTTACGCCTCGCTGGCGAGCGGCGCGGCAATACAGATCACCCAACTGCTGCTGGCAAGGAAGCGACCTGCGCGCAGGATGTCGTCAGGCGGCGAGAGCGCGATGTGGGTAACAACTGACATTTGGGATCAACCGACAATCTGGCAACAACAATAAAACAATATATCTATGATTAACGATATTATCAACGAACAATGGCAAGGCCACTCTCATGGCGAGGTTGAAGCCGCGCTGAAACTGATACTCCAGCAAATTCTCAATGAACTGGAGCAGGGCGTTGCCGACGGCAGCATCGGTCGCGAGCAGTTGACGCAGGCTCTGAAGGATGCGATTGACTCTATCGCAAGTAAGGTGCCGAATATCCGCAGGGTTAACGGCAAGCAGTTGAATGCCGATGTAACTATCGGTGCTGGTGACATCATGGTCGGCAGCAAGACGCTGTCGGCATTGCTGGACGAGATGCAGGAAGACATTGAGCATGCTGGCGGCAGCGGTGTAACCCAACAAGATATAGACGATGCCATTGCTGCGCTGGTTGCTGGCGCACCACAGGCTCTGGACACGCTTAACGAACTGGCTGCTGCCCTCGGTGATAACTCCAATTTTGCTGCCGCTATCACGCAGCAACTTGGCACCAAGCAGGATGTTATACCTAATCTGGCGACAATCATTGCCAATGCTGGTAAGGGCATTGCAGACGTGTCGTCGCCACAGGAGGATGGTTCGTTCACTATTACGTTGGCTAATGGTGACACCTATACTGTCAATCTCAACCACCAGCACACGCAGTATCAGCCGTTGCTGACGTCGGCAAATGCTGGCTCTAACGTCACCATCACGACTGACCAGCAGGGTAACATAATCATCAGCTCGACTGGTGGCGGTGGTGGCGGTGGCATCAGCGGCATCACGATGAACGGCAATGCCGTGACCGTGAACAATGGCGTTGCTAATCTTGGTACTGTGCTGACTCAGCATCAGTCGCTGACTGGTCGTGTGCAGTCACAGGATGTTGTGAACATTGTTAAGATTTCGCAGGCAGCTTATGATGCCTTGCCAGTTAAGGATAGTACAACCCTGTATCTTATCACCGAATCATGAAGATAGACAGTGACAATATAGGCCCGTTGTTCCTTGGCACTGAGGAAATCGGCAAGGCTTATCTTGGCACCGGACTGGTGCATGAAGAGATGAAGTTTGTTGTTGTACATCCCGATTATTGGTACTTTGAGATAACGACAACATCCAATGATTATTGGATTAATATGTTTTATGCCACACAAGTGCAGACTTATATCTTGGACGATGTAGATGTAACTAGTTCGTGTACCTCATATGGCACGGTATTCGGTACTGAATTTGGGCAGATTAAGATTCCAACTGCTGGAAGACACACGATTTGGGTTTCTCCATCGCAGTGGTCTGCAGGCTCAACTGATATTTTAGGGCCGATTGGCGCAGATGTGCTATATGTTGGAAATCATCTATCATCGTCTTTTGACGCACCAAATAGCCTTACCACGCTATACATAACATCAACGACACCTCCAGAGCAGCCCAGCACAAGTAACTTTGCAAGTTTGGAACACATTTACGTTCCAAAACATCTAGTCAACACATATAAGGCAGCGTGGAGTGCTTGGTCTAATATTATCGAAGGAATCACGTTTGATTCAACAATCAAGGAAATGTCATTGCGGATGTCAAAGTCGTTCATTGCGGATAATCCGACAATCTTATATGGCGGCTATGAACGCTGGACTTATCGAGGTGGCTTATTGCTGCGAGGTGTGCTGGGTGTGTATGATGCCTACTCCAACGATAAGGACGTGAGCGACTTGCTCGCCTATGCCAAGAAGTATTACCACGATTGCGTTAATAGTGGTGGTATTGTAGGCGGCGCATGGGGTTCGTATGCAAAAAGCAACTATGACAGTGACCAAGTGCAGGCTGCATTCAACCTGTTCCGCTTGAAACAATTGGACAGTGACACGACTTATCAGGGCTATTACGAAAATGTTATCGGTATATTGATTGACCAACTCGCTGACCAGCCGAGGTTGGCAGAGCCTACCAGCGTTAGTGGTACTGCTGGACATCCGTTCCAGCATAAAGCCAACTATGCCTATCAGCACTGGCTTGATGGTGACTTTATGGTCGAGCCGTTCCGTGCGTTGTATGCCCATGATAGGTTGTCAGGGCAGTCACAGGCGGACATGTACGACGACATCGTTGAGCAACTTATCAATACAGCTGCACTGACTTACGACACCGACACGCAGTTGTATCGTCATGCTTTTGCAGGACAAGGCTCGTCAGCAAGTTGGTCGGAGAATGGGGCTAACACAGTAGGGCGTTCCTATTTCTCATGGGGCAGGGCGCTGGGCTGGTATATCCTTGGAATTTGCGAGGTGCTTGACATTATCCCGTCCACCCATAACCCTACACGCAGGGCAGATTTGATTAACATTCTTTCCGGGCTGCTGACACGGTTGCTGACATACAGGGACACAAGCGGGGTGTGGGCGCTTTTGCCCACGTTGGCTGTGGACACTACCAACAACAAACTTGAGGCTACATCTTCGTGCATGTATGCCTACGGCTATCTGCATGGCGTGAGGATGGGCTACTTGTCAGCCGATATGAGGGATACTGCGTTGAGCATCTATCAGGCTGTCGTGCGAAACTTCGTTGTCTCCGTCGGTGCGAGCGTTACACTGAAGAACTGCGTGACTGGCGGAAATCCTGGAGCATCAAGCACCACCCAAACCGATGTACTCAACAACTACTACAGTAAGCCGTTTGCTGACAACGACGAGCATGGAGTTGGCCCGTTCATCATGGCATCTTTGGAATATGAATTAATAACAACAACATAACAACAATCATGGCAGATAAAATTATAACTCCTTATGGTTCTAACGGTCAAGCCGCTAATGGGCTTGGCATAGTGGACAGCTTTGCTGGCGGTCATGACAAAGCCTTGTCTGCTGAAATGGGCAAGGTGCTGCTTGCACTTATTCACACGCTATGGGATTCGCTTGGCGAGTCTGCGTTCTGGAACGGGAAACCGACTATCGACTGGTCGGCTATCGGCTTGCTGACACACGAGATTACACGCACTCTATCGCTGCATTGCAGCAGCAGCAGTAACCTGCTGCAGATTGCTGACGGCGGGCATCTGACGGAGACCATTACCTTCGATGAGGGCTACGTTAAAGGTACGTTTACGGTGACGATGGGTGGTACGGATGCCAGCCAGTACATCTCGGGTAACACGATTGACATTCCCAGCGTGACGGGTGATGTTGTTATTACGGCAACGGCGGTGCAAGGCTCCGCTGTGGCATTGACGTTGAACGGCGACCTGCACTGCAATGATAGCAACGGCAACACCATTCCCGCTCCTACGGCTGCTGCGGTGGGCGAATCACTCTCGTTTGAAGTTTTCCCTGACAACTGGTGGCAAGTTCCTGTCTTGCTATCAGCCAACGATGCCAAGATGACTGGAGGCTCGCTGCTCATTGAGTCCATCACTCGCCAGGTTACGGGCAGCACCTGGGACGCCAACGGAGTCGAAACACAAAACCAGACTGTGACCGCCTATGGTTTGAGAATTACCGCAAAGAACGGCAGCAGCAACGAGGTGACGGGTGCTATCACCCTCAAACTCACCGCCAAGGATGTTATCCAGGTGGGAGAGTACTTTGCTGGTACTACCACAGGCAATGACGGCTCGCTAAAAAGCGGAAACTCGGCTTACTGCCGCACGGCTTGTTACATCCCTCTCATCAATGCCAATACGGTGTATTGGAAATGGGGAACAAGCACTGGCGCAAACCGATTTGCAGCAGCATTTTACTCTGCCACGGGAATCGACGCTCAAGGTTGCAGCGGTTGGTGTAACGACCAACAGAACGAGAAATCCTATAACACTGACTTGGCAAACAGGCCATTTGCACGATGCACGTTTGTCGTCGATGAGATTGCATCGGGCTACTTAGAGCAGATTACCTCTGGCTCTACACGCCAGCGCCTGTTCACCCCCGCGCCTTACTACTACGCCAAACTCGCTAATGCTAATTCGTGATTGCTATGGCCACTAAGATAACTGAACAGGACTCAATGCGTGTAGCCGCCACTAAGATTGCTGGCGGCTTCACGGAGTTGGGCGTTACACCGCCAAGCATCACGGAACAGGATTCGATGAGCGACATTTCTCGCAAGGTCAATGGTGCCTTTGATGCGATTGTTGACAGCCCGCAGCACATCACGGAACAGGATGCGATGAAGACGATTGCCGACAAGATTGACGCTAACTTCGCTGCCGCCGATGTGCAGCCCACGCCCACCGTCAGCACGTTCTCATTCCTGCATGCGAGTGACCCGCACAGCAAGTCATTTAGCCTGTTGAAGACTACGCTTAACAGCGACAGTGACTGTGAGTTTGCAATGGTCACTGGTGACTTTAAGAAATACTTAGACAACGGGCCGTTGGATTCTTATTACAACGCATCAACGCTCAACAATTCATCCAACTACAACGGGAAACTGCTGGCTTGTGCGGGCAACCATGACGCATGGGATTCATGGGACAACAAAGCAACAAACCGCGACAACCGTTGGATATCAAAGTGGCTGTATACCCTCATGGGCAGCAGCGTCAACTGGGGCGATACACTTGGAGAAGGCTTTGATGGTGCGCCAATTTCCTCATACTATTACAAGGACTTCAACACCAATGGCAGTCATCCTGTGAGACTGATTACCATTGACCAGTTCGAGGTCTATAAGAAGTTGGGTATCAACGGCAATACCTACAATGCAAATTATCGGTCAGTTGTAGTGATGACCAACAAGCAGATGCAGTGGTTTGTGCAGTTGCTGAAAGACACGCCCGCCAACTACACCATCATCATTGCCCTGCATGAGACGCCGTTCTACAACAATAGCGGTTATATCCAGTCGCTTGACCCGCTTGAATCAGGAATCACCGAGCAGCAGCAGGTTGAACGCCTGTTTATGACCGAAGGCAAGTACACGAATGGCGTGCGCACATCTTTGTACCTCAGTACATACAGCGAGGAATACGACAACCGCTACCACAAGACCTCTGGAAACGTGGAGACTTGCGGACTCATCGTCAATATCATGAAGGCTTATCTTAGTAAGTCATCATGGGTGGCTACCTATAGCGACAGCAGTTTCCCTGCTGACGGAACCACGCTGACCGTGAACGCTGACTTTACGAATATGGGGCATGAGCCAGCAGCCTTTGCATGCTACATTTTCGGTCACATCCATGCCGACGGACATACATGGGTTAGGAAGAGCGACGCCGCCAAGCAACTGATGTTGTCTATCTGCCGAGCCCACAAAGACGTAGCCAGCACCAATTATGATGACCTGGTGACTACTACACCACCAGAGCAGCGCATCAACAAGGTGACGATTGAGTTTGCACACGGCAACACGCCTATGTGTGTACACATTGAGCGAATCGGTCAGCAGCAGACTATTGGAGGTCGCACGCGCGATGAGTTGTTCTTCTATTTTGATACCAACCAGACAATCTCGCATGAGAGGATAACGAATTGGAGTGCGACATGATTGACATTGTGTAATGGATATTTAGTTGTTGAAGTTTTTCCTCATATTTTTTCGCTCTGTCGTGAGGCAGGGCGTTTTCTTTTGGAGGTGAACGCGTTGGCAACGCGTTATACTGGACAACACCGCGACGGTGGTTAATGGATAAAACTTGTTCCTGGGATATGTGGGTTAACTTTGTGTTGTCGAATCGCGATAAGACGACAACGTGTTAAACAAATTAACTATGGATTTTTTAATTTCTTAATCTTATTAATGGAAGACAAAATCAACATTCTGCCGATGGCAGGGAACAACGACACCGCCGCCTGGGCGATGATGCAGAACAATCCGTTTATGTACTTGGTGCTTTTGGCGCTGTTCGGTAACGGCGGCTTCGGTTTCAACCGCGGTGCTGGCGTTGACGGCGTTCTGGACATGGAGACGCAAAACAAACTCAATGCGCTGTCCAACCAGATCAACGACAACAACAACAACACTTGGGCGCGCGAGGCTATCCAGGGCAACGGGTTTGCCATCAGTCAGTTGGCCCAGAACCTGAACGTGGACTACAATGCGATGCAGCAGGCTGTCAATGGCGTGCAGATGGCTATCAGCCAGTTGGGCGCACAGAACGGCATGGGCTTTGCTGGTGTCACCAACGCCATTAACCTGGGCAATCTGAACCTGGTACAGCAGTTGAAGGACTGCTGCTGCGGCCTGAAGACCCAGGTACTTGAACAGGGTTACCAGTCACGCATCGAGACCATCAACCAGACCAACGACTTGCAGACGACCATGCGCGCAGAGAGTGGCCTTGTCCGCGCAGAGGTGGCATCTTTCCGCCAGGCTTGGGAGAACAGCCGTTACCAGGACGTGGTGGCTGAGAAGACCCGCCTACAGACCGAACTTGACCTGCTCCGCAGCCAGCAGGGTACTGCCGCGCTGATGGCTCCCATGCAGAATGAGTTGCAGCGCCTTGAGTGGCAGATGCAGCAGTTCATCAACGCCTACGGCGGCAAACCTGCTTCCGCATCGGCTAACGGATAAGACTTTCATTTCTTCCTTTTATCATGGTGGTGGTCGATAATGGCCACCGCCATGAATAGAGGGGAGGTTATCATATAACCACGGCATAGCCGTGGTCCACGAAACAAATTAAATAAGAGAAGAAATGAATGATAACGTATTATTCAAAAACTTAACCACAGGCGCAACGATCCACGCTCTTATCAAAGGTGACAATATGCGCTACTCAGAAGGCTCGATTGTGAGCGTAGGGCAACCGCGTATAGAAATGCCTACCAGCACGTCGCCCGCTATGGCGATACCCGCCATGCCGAAAAACGTGGTGGATGTTACCTACAGCCTGGAGGGGAAGAATTACACGGATGCTATCGATGTGAACGCATCGATGCACGCTACAGACAAGCCTGGGGCAACCACACTGTTGGCAACCGACAAGGCAACGATCCTGCGCGAACTGCGTGCCACGCTGAAGATTGATGAGGACTACCTTGCCCACGTCGATGATGAGAAGACCAGGCGCGAGAAGAGCGTTGCCAAGTGCCGCGAACTGATTGGGATGCTCGATACCGAGTATGCCGAGAAGCAGGCGTTTGAGCAGAGGATTCAGTCGCTGGAACATGGCCAGAGCCAGACCAACGCAATGCTGCAACAGATCATTGACAAACTTAACAGCAAGTAATCATGGACCACAAGAAGAAATTTGATGAACTATATAATTTCATTGTTGCCAGTCGCGATACCAGCAAGATGAAGATGCTGGGCTGGGTCATGAAGGCAATGATGTATGACATTATTGACGCGCACCCGCAGCAGGCCGAAGAATATCTCGCTATCCTGGAGAGCGTGCGTTGGGACAATTACCTGACAATCAAAGAAGCCGAAACTATTGTCGCCGCGATGTTGCCGGCACCGAAATGGACGCGCCAGCAGTGGCTGAAGATGATGGAGCAGATGAATCTTGTTCCTGAGAAGTTGCATTGCTATAACCCGTGTGCGTTGTATGTCACCATGTGCATGGTGGACAGCGACAGCGGACGCACCATTTCCAGGATGATGAGCAAGGAAGGTGTGGCGACCAATGATCAGGAATACTTCGCCGCAGTATTCGGTTTTGCCATGGACAAACTGGAAGACGAGGACGGGGTGTTTAACATCCGCAGGTACTTCAAGGATGTTCTTTGGCCTGAACGATAGCGACATGACACAGGACGAGTATAACGAGAGGGCGGCGATATCTGGCAGCGGGTGTGCCATGGGTATCATCGCGGTGCTGCTGATGCTGCTGCTATGCCTTTGCGGATGCAAGACTACTGAGACCATCAGGGAGGTGCCAGTGATTACTGAGCATACCACTGTGCAACACCATACGGACATTGTGCGCGATACGCTCTACCAGCGTGATAGCGTGTACCACTACGTCATGGGCGACACTGTGATTATTGAGAGGTGGCATCACACCGTTAAAGTCAACAAGGTTGCCGTGACGGATACCGTCAGGGACACGATTCCAAAGGTTGTCTCCGTCACGCGGACGGAGATAAAGGAAGTGACCAGGCTGCACTGGTGGCAGCATGCGCTGATGTGGATTGGTGGCGTGCTGCTGGTGTGTGGCGGGATCATACTATTTAACAAGTCGCGATAACATCGCGACATACTAAACAACACTGACTGCTATGTATTACATTTTTGAGAACAAGGACAGAACGAAAACGGTTGTGCTGACGTTCCTTCGTAACGAACTGCTCAACGACCTGGACCAGTACGGGTATGTTGAGGGCGACGTGATGAAGGCTGACGCTGACCACCTGAAGCATGGCAAGCACCAGACGCAAGATATCACCCAGGACGGGAACATTGATATCGTCACCAGGAAACTGGACTTGAAGGTGGCCTGGTGCCGCGAGACGCTGTTTCCCTATACCAAGAATCCCGTCATGGATAACGTGACGCTGGACGATGTGCTACAGGACACTGAGACGTACACCATTGCGATGACCGTGCCGAGCGACTTCAGCGATACAACTGCCGAGTGGCTGGAGCAACTGATTCACAACCTGCTTGTGTGGTGGGTGCTGTACTACTGGCTGAGTATCACCAAGCCTGAAGGCGCTGAGAAGTGGCTGACACTCGCCAAGGACAGCGAGGAAGAACTGGAGAAAGCCAAGTCGCGGTTGTGCGGCAGGGTCCGCAGGCCGCTTGCCCCGTTTGGTACACGCTGATAGCGCCACGGAACAATACAAAAACCCGCGCGGGTCATCACGACTGGCGCGGGCTTCATTTTTAAAAAACCTATTCAACTATAAACCTTAAAACCAATACAGATATGAAGTATTGTGTTATCGTAGGCGGTTGGTCTGCCGCGGTTCAAACTGGATGGTGCAGCCGGTGATTGACTCTCCCGGTTCAAGCCTCAGAAGCAGGCCAATGCGGAACCATTGATAAGGCGTGCCACGGAATCCGCGCAGATTCTCGTCCTTGCTGGATGCGACCAGATGCCAGTTGTAGAGGTCGCGCGACCCATAGAGGACACATTGTACATGTTTCGCACGCTTGTGGAACATGCCGCGCTGAAGCACCGTGTCAACCGTCTTTAGCACATCAGGCTGGTCGAGCGTGAGCGGGCGGGTGAACAGCAGCTGGGACGCGGCGGGAGCCGCGTCATAGTCAACCCTGCCGCTATAATTTACCAACTCATTATCACTGGTCACAGCCAAGGCATCAGGATAGGAATTGATTGTATACCGGATGCTGCTGGCGGCCATGCCCCACTTGTTGGACTGCAACGAATAGATGTAGGCGTAACTGTAGCCAGGGTTGTAGGCGATGATGCGCTGACCGGTATAGTCATAGAGCATGCGGCAACCTTGCAGGAATGTATTGAAGCGGTCGATGCTGATGTTGCCGATGCCGTTCAACCCTGCCAGCAGATTGATGTTGTCGTTCATGCTGCCGACCAGCATGCCCTTGTCATGGAGCGCCTCGCTGATGCACTGTACCTGACTGCCACTAATGAGCATGATGCCGCGGGCGCTTGTGAACAACACCGAATCGTCAAGCTGCGTGATGCTTGCCGACGGCAGGCACACATCGCGGGAAACAGGATGTACGGACAGGTAGTTGCCGTTCTCGCCAGGTTGCAACGCCCAAATGCCCTCACTTGTAAAGGCATACAACGGGAACTGACCGAACTGACCCTGGGACATCGCCTTGACGGTGGCGCAGATACCGATGATTTCACCATTGCCGACCGTGTTGATACCCGTGGCCGGGAAGTAGAACGGGTTGTTCGCCTCGCTGGTGTAGACCCTGTTTGGTAATGCAACCAGTCGCTGCTCGTCGGTTGATGGGGTGGGGACCGAGTCGGCGCTCTGCTGCATCGCGTCCTCGTCCAGGCTGCAATAATACGCGCCGTTGAGTGTGGGGTGGGGCATGAGTTCCAGTTCGACGATGTCACCCTCGACATCCAGGTATGCGCGCTTGGCAACTGCATTGGGATAGTAGAACCATATAACGCTGTTGTCAGCGCCAAACATTGTGAGAGCCTCTTTGGATTGCAACGCAATTTCGCGCCCGTCGGTGTCGACGACGACAGTTGCCGTTGTCCTCTTAGGCGTCTGGGTAATGTCTTTCCTTACCCACATAAGGGCAGGACTGAATCCACGGAACAGCCGCTTGCTGACACCAGCCAGGTTGATGCGGTTGTTGTAGACATAGGATTTGTCGGCAAGCAGTTCATCGTGTGTACCGTTGTCGTCGGTCATGCGTTCGCGGGTGACGATGTTCTCGTTGGACGGGTCAAAGTCCGGCTCCACCTCACCGCCACCAGACCGCAAACGCTGGTCCTGCTGGTTGGGGTCGCTCCTGACCGGTATCTGTCTTAACAAGAAGAAATTCCCGTTCTCCGCAATCTGCCGTTGGAGTTGTGTGTTGTCGGGTGGCTGGTTATAGTTGTTGCCACTTCCGATGATGATATCATCGTCTTTAGGGTCCTGGTTGTAGGTGTAGAACTGCGGAGAAATGAAGATGTCAACAGACGTGATGATGTCACTCCATTGCGCGAGTTCCCTTGCCTGCTCATTATTTCCACGACACCACAGCCCATAACCGGAGAACTTTGCCTTAACCTTTGGATGCACGCTTAATGGTCCATCCATGATAAAGATTATCCAACCCATGTCCACATCCGGTTTGTCCATCGTGGGAATCATCAGGCATGGCGCTGAGTGCATGGTTAACGAGTCACCATCGTACAATCGGAACGCATAACGCACGAAGAACGGGAAGCAAAATACACGATGGCCGGTCAGCCGCCCCACTACCTGGTTGGCTGATGCCATGATGGCCTGGCGCAACCTGTCGAGCGTTTCCTTGTTTTCTGGGTTATTGACCCAGTTGAAGAAATTGCCCGTGTAGGTAATCTGCCCAAGGTCGCGCTCGTCGCTGAATATCGTCATGCTGTGTTCGTCCATGCTGAACTGCAAATCGAGTTCAGGCAGGTGGTTGCCGAGGTAGTGATAGCTTCCGTTTCTCCACAGGATGTAATGAACGCTGTCGCTTGCCAAGACTACCAAGGTGTTACCGACAGGCTCGACCTTGTGGATTTCCACGCCCTCGCCGAACTGATGAATCATGCCTCCGTCATAAGGCATACCGCCGTCATCGTGGAGCAGGTACAGCGCGTTGTTGCCAGACTGGTGCATGATGTAGTGGGTGTAGGATGATGTCTTGTGCAGGCACATGATTGTGCCACCGCCTGGAATCTGGAACACGTCGGCTGGCGGCATGACCGGCTTAACCGTGCCGTCCTCAGGGATGAGATTCATGGCTACAGCGAGGTCGCCCTCGATGCTGCCGTGGTCGTCTGGGTTGGCGGTGAACCCGCCGTATTTGATTTCTTTTATCATGACTTATCTTATTGTCCGCGATGGCATCGCGGAATACTTAACAACTCTTGTAGCGGATAATTAAGGGAAGTGCCTTGCCGACGCAGGGGATGTCCTCAGGGTCACCCGCCGGTAGTCGTGCAACCTGTTGTCCCTCGGCAAGCAGCGCGGATGTGATGCGCTTGGAGTGGCAGCGGTAATTGTTGCAGACCTTGCCCCGGTTGTTGGTTGGATAGACCTGGGCCTCATGGCGACCGACGGCATTGCGATGCTTGATGTATATGTAAGCCTCACGCCCGGCATCGTCAAAGGCGATGTCCAGCACGTCACCGCTATGCAGACCGAGCAGCCGCGCCGCACGCGAGGCGATATCGATTCGACCGTCGGCGTGCAGCGTGACATCCGGCTTGCGTGTATTATGGAGCAGACTGTTCATCGTTTAGGTCGGCAGATTTTGTAGTATTGGATATCGCGAGTGTGGCATACCTCAACCGACAACTTGACGCGCCCATTGTGTGGCAGGTCGTAGTCGTAGAAGATGCGGTTGATGGTCGGCACCAGGCATTCAAAGCCGATGCTCTTGTACTTGGGGTTGTACTGGATATCGGCCAACTGGGTTTCCTGGTCGAACTGCGGATTGACAATAAAACCGTAGCAGTCCAGTTCGGGAACGAAAAACACATAAACCTTGGCGGCATCACCATCCATCACATCCATGTGGCGAAACAGCGCCTTTGATAGCGTGACGGAGTTGTCGGCTGGGTCGCAGATTACGAAGAACGTGCGACGGCGGAACCAGTTTTTCAGTTGCGTAAACATGATGCGAAGATAGGTCATAACTCTGGAGGCGTTGTTTTATCGGTTAACTTTTGGGTATTGTTTGCGTGAGCGGAACGATACCGTTTCGACCCACATAAACGATGCGTTGTGTTCCAGGTCGCGGCGGTGCTTGTCGGCGTCCTCGCGCGAGGCGAAGATGAAGCAGGCGATTTCGCAGCGATCTGTACCGCGCGTGTTGATGATGTTGGCCCAGTATTGCTGACCCAGAATCATCGCGATAATTGATTGGATGATGTTCATGATTCTATTAATTGATTAATATGTTGTATTGCTTGTTCGTAATCTTGCTGGGTGGTTATCTTCATAGAGAAGATAACAACCTCGTCATGTGTCCAGGAATGACGGTGTTCTTTTTCCTTGACATCTTCGCGGATTGTAGAATAACCACACCTTCTGCATATCTCACCTACTTTGCTGATGGTAATGTATGGTATTCTTCTCCAACCATATCCGCCCTCCACATCACTGGAATATAACGACACTGAAGGGATATGGTCGAATGGTAGCCGCAACAATAGTGATATTATTTCGTGTAGTCTTTCGTCCATAGATATTGTTCACATTTAAAGTTTTTTCTTGGTCTGAATTCCTTGAACGGAAACAGTTCAAAGTGCTGTTTCTTGTTGACCCATGCCGCCATGTCCTTTTGCCATTGGGGGGGGCGGTGTGCTGGGTTGTCTGGGTCGCGGTACGGCTGGGCATACGGGTAGACCCGTCTACCCGTATGCCCTTTGCGTAGTTGCTGATTCTTGACCCACCAGTAATGTGTGCGGTCGTAGCACTCCTGGAAGTCGTCGGTCAACATGGTGTAGAGGAAATACTCACCATGATATCCGTAAGAATCAATGAGGTTCATGGCGCGCTCGCAGTCCTGGATTTGCTTGTGAGTGTCGCAACCGAAACGGATGCGGCGGTCAATCCATCGGCACTTGGCGAGCAGTCTTGCAAATTCATCGGTGACAAGGCGGGCGTCCATCGCCTGATTGAAGTCGATGCGATAACCGCGCTCGATAATCTTCTCCAGTTGCTGCACGGCATAGTCGCCAGCAGCAAGGATGTTGTTATCCATGAGGACGATGTTGGTGCGGCCCTCGATTGCTATCTCGTCAATGTCCATGTATGGGCGAATCTTCCCTTCCTTGCGAGGCACAACGCACCAGGGACAACGGTTGGGACAGCCGCGCGTGAGGAAGCCGAATGCTGTTTTCTTGTCCACGTTTGGATAGATTGAGTAATCGGGTTGCAGTCGGTCTATCTCGGCGGGCAACTGGCTATGGATGTCATAGCCAGTGCCGCCACGGATAACCTCGTCTGCATTGTAGCAGGCACGGTCATCAGGCGAGAAGTTGAACACCTTTGACATATAGACTCGGTCATAGTGGATGAACGGAACAGCCCACTCGACATGGTCACCCTGCTGCTTGTGGTAGCGGGCTATCTTGGCAAGAGCGAGATTCGGGTAGACATTTTTACCCCACTTCTTTTTGCGCGTGCTGCCATCTATATCAACTAAGCCGATGTTCATTGGAAGTATTTTTGTTGTTGTTCTTTGAGAGATTCGATGAGTGCCTGGTGGGAATCGATGCGGCCCTGAATGGACGCTATGCAGTCGTCGATTTCCTGGGCGTTGGTTGCGATGAAGTAGCCCTGACCGTTGGATGCGAGGCACGGCGCCAGGTTGTGATTGCGGATGTAGTTGATGATTTTCCGCAGGCGCGGCTCTGTCAACTTGTATTTCGCTGCCGTCATCGCCTTGACAATCTTGGCACCTGATATGATGTTGCCGATGCCAATCTTTGTGCGGAGTCCGCGGCAGATGACGGGCAACAGGACGTCGCGCTCATACTCGGTGAGCGGCTTGGTTTGTTTCTGGAAGCCGTGGATCATTGCTTTAATCTCCTTTCCAGTCTTTCGGCAATATCAGCAGCAGCGTCCACGGCCTGTTGTTCACGGTTGCTGACGAGGTTGCCGCTATGACTAATCTCTTTGTAAAGTATCGGCAGCATGGTCGCTGCAACTCTCGCTTTAAATTCGTTCCAGTCCATTGTCATAATTTGATAAGTTCGTAAATTCCGCAGCCGATTGCTGCGAACAGGAATATCACCAGCAGCGCACACGATGCGATGAGCAGTGCGGTTTCAATTCGGCTGTTACTCATTGTTCGCCTCCTTCCTTGTAATCAGTCGTTAGATATATCATGTCTGGCCTTGTGCCGTCAAACACACGGGCAATAACAGTTGCCTGTTGTGCCATCTCGTTGTCATCTCCAAAATGGATAATCAGGATATCTCCAACTTGCGGGACAATATTTCTATCCCAGTTGTGCCACGTCTTGGTGTAGTTGCCGTTGCAGTCGTTAATGATTATTGTCATCTTGCCCTCCTTTCTTTCTTGGTGGTGTTGGAAGTGGCATCCAGTGGGTGATAGGTGGCCAATGATTAATAGACCACTTCCCAAATTCAAAATCCATTATCTCTTTATAACCATCTTTATCAATGGTTAAAACCCTCATATCTTCATCTGGCAGTTCCTCTTCAACGGGAATCCATTGAGGGTGTTGCAGGGCATACTGGTAGCCGTGTTCTCCACCATTAATATAGACTTTACACAAAGCCTCACGCAGACCTATTTTTACTTCCTCGCCATAGGCGGAGTTAAACCTTTCGGTCATTTCTTGTTTCAGTTCGTTGTTCATAGTCAATCCCCTTTCTATGCTGGCTTTGAATCTTGCATGGCGGTGTAGCCGTTAGTATTATTACCGTAGAAGTATTTTCTGCCTTGCGGGGTCTGACCGTAGGCGTTGATGTGGTCGCGGAGTTCGTCGAGCAGGCGCTCGCCGATGCTGTCTTCCATTTCGGCGTATGCCATTGACATGGCATCCTTGCCCGCCTCGTCGATGATCCTCACTACCTCGTTCGCTTTGGTGGCGGCTTCGCGGCACAACTTGGTAAAGTCAAGCAGTTCGTCGCGCTTGATACCGACGGTGACGGCACGGAACAAGTCGGCGGCCTCGTCATACAGGCGGGTCAAGAAATCCATGCCCGCGAACATCATCAGCATCATGTGGACGACGCGGTAGTTCTGCTTGTAGGTCTCAGCCACCTTGCCGTTGATGTCGAATGTCAGGGCATTCATCTGCCTGGTGATATCGTCCTTCTGGCGCTTGTATTCTTTCTTGTCGTGTGGCATGCGCTTGAGAAGTTCCAGGCGCTGGCGCAGCACCTCGCGCTTGCGGGCAAGCAACGTGCCTTCAAGTTGCGCGATGTAGATTACCGGTGATGGTTTCTGCTGTGCCATATCAATACAGTGGTGCTGGTTCGATAACGTCTACTTTGTACGCGTGGATGTCGGTGTACCAGCGCCCATTGAATTCGCGCGACTCGATGTCGTAACTGATGGTGACGGTGTCGCCGACTGTCATTGGGTATTGGTCGACGCGTTCACCGAAGAGGTCGAACTTGACCTGCTTGGGGTAACTGTCGAGTGTCTCCAGGACGTATTCCTGTTTCTTCCAGGCGTTGCCCTGCTTGCTGACTCCGCTCTGCTGTGGGAGTGCTTGAATAATTTTACCTTTTATTTCCATATTTGATTTCTTTAGTGTAGGAGTTATTCTTATTGGGTTATGGCTTGATGATCCTGAATGTGGCATACTTATCACTGTTACTGATGTCCTCGCTTAGTTCAATCTCATGGGAGTGGAGTTCTACACCATTCAATTTGAATTCCTTTACAAGGAAATCAACAAACTTCCTGTTCTGGATGATAGCGGTATTGTCATTGCGACCTCCATAGTTAACCTTTCCATATTTCCCCTCAACATAATCAAGGAAAATCAGGAGCAGTTCGCCAGTCACGTTGTCTTTGCGTACTCTAAATCCATTAAGCCCTTTCTTTTTCAACACATTAAAAACCTTGGTTGAAAGGGAGAGACGCACGGACAATTTGGTTTTTCCGTCTTTGATTCGCGGGTAGCGCGTTAAGCGCATACAATAGTTTGATTGTGTGCGGTCACCACCACGGGTTGATGCAAAATCGATGAATTCAAAATCATCGTCATGGTTTAAAAAGTTGCTCATATCGTTCATGATTTTAATGGTTAATAATTACTCGGTTACTATGGGGAGTGGGGCAAGGCAGAGATAGTAGCCGCCGACGAGTTCGACTTTGACGCAAGTTGACATGTCGCGCCCTGACGGGTATTCACGCAGGCCATCGCCACATGGGCAGTCCTTACACTTGGGGCCGCAAACCTTGATAACCTGCATGCCTTTGAGCGACTTTAGGCTGTCGCCGGTCTGGGCCGCGGCGGGAGCCGCGTCATGGTCGACCCTGCCGGCACGGGCTTGGCAGCAGGCGTCGTCGGCATCCTGGACGTCCTGGCCGCAGTGGTGGGAGCAGGCTGCCCGGTACTCGTCAAGTGCCTGCTGCAGTTCATCGTTGGTGATCTGGCTGGCGCAGTTGAAGCAAAGGATTTTTTCTCCTTCTTTGACGCCAAGGCCTTCAAACAGGTCGCCGCCGCATTTGGCGCATTTCTCACTGGGCGCGTAAACAGCCATACAGCCTTTTACCAACAGGTCGCAGAGTTTCGCGGCGGCTTCATCGCGGCGGCGGGTGTCCTGGTCGCAGTTGTGAGCGGCACTTTCTACGGCCTCTTGATCAATCTTTTCCGCTACCTCGCACCACGGGGTTAATATGTCATAACCGTTGTTGATAGCAATCAGGCTGCGGTAGAATTGAATGCGCTGATACAGGTTGGTGCGATAGGCTTCCATCCGTTTGTGCTGCTCCTGGAGGAGGATTTGTTCATCTGCATTCCTTACCTTGTCGGCAAAGTCAAGGCTGTAGATGAACTTATACAGTTTGTTGCACTTGTCGGAAAGGTCGTTGTATTCTTTCTCCAGCTTGTGAAGACGGTACAAATCCTGTTTGACTTTGAGGTCGTCCATGACGGCCGTTACTTGTTCTTTGTTCATAAT